CAGCGCGGGACTAGACACTCTGAGCGTGGCGATCATCAATGCCGACCTTGAGATTCCCGACTGGAACGCGATCAGGCGTCAACTCGACGCCCGGTCGCAGCACAGGCAGGGGCAGCGGCTACATGACGGCGCAGGTGGACAAGGCGTCCATGCAGAAGCTCGCCCGGCAGCTCGAATCGGTCGAGCCCAAGCTCCGCGATGAGATCGCCAAGAAAGCGTTGCGCGAGTGGGGCAAGGCGGTCCGCAAGGCCGCGCGCGCCAATGCGTGGAAGAACGCGGAGCGCACCAAGCAGCAAATGACCTACAAGGTCAAGCGCTACAAGCGCGCCGTGTGGGCTGGCGTCGGCGTCAAGACCGACAAGATCGACCGCAAGAAGAAGGTCAACAGCGCCGGGCGCAAGTCGCCGTACGTCGGCTGGAAGGCGCACTTCATGGAGGTCGGCTGGCACGCGTGGCCGAAGGGCGTTCGCGGCAACGTGGAGCGCGGCGTCGAGATGCTGCGGAACCGCCGCATTGCCGCTGGCGAGGGCGCTACCCGGCAAATCACCGTCTACCGAAACGGCAAGCCGCATGTCCGCACGATCAAGGAGCGCGCGCGCACCCTGTCGCGCGACGGCACGGGCCCCGGCGGCGGTCGCGGCTGGCGCAAGGGCGTGCGTGGGCGGTTGGGGCGGTTCCTGACCAAGTACGCGCGGCACTACATGTGGCGCGCCGCGCAGGTCGGTCGCCAACTCGCAACGAACAAGGTCATACCAAGCATCAACGACGCACTTAGGTCGGCTGCGAGGACTGCATGACGGCAATCACACCGCTTAAGATCCCCATCACCGTCAACACGTCGCAGGTCGCCCCCGCGATGAAGTCGGTGGAGAAGACCGTCGCCGACAGCGCGCAGCGCATCAGCAAGATCAGGGGCGCGATCACACCCGCGCTTGGCGCGCTGGGCATGGGACAGGGCGCAAGCGTGCTCGGCGGGCTCACCCAGTTCGGCGGCGTCGGAGGCGCTGCGGCGGCTGGCGCTGGCGCTCTGATCGGGGGCGCGATGCTGCCGAACAAGCTGGCCGACATGTACCTAAACCGCATGGCCACCGCTGCGGCTGGCGCTGGCGAGGCGCTGAAGCAGTTCAACGACAGCGGAAGGCAGACGTTCGCGGCGAACAGCGTGCTGTTGCGCGAATACGCCGCGATGGAAGAGCGCGCCCGGGCGATGAACGCCGACAAGACCAGTTTCACGGGAAACATCATGGTGGGCGCAACGCGCGGCGGCGCGACTTCGGCGCTTGAGCGCGAGATGATGGTCATTCAGGAAGGCTGGAAGGGCATCGGCGCGTTCATCGGTGCCATCGCTGGCGGCGGCAGCGTGCGCGAGGCCATGCTTGCCGAACAGCTGACGGGCACGACTTCCGAGGCCGAGGCCCAGCGCATCAGGACCGAACAGGCGAAGGCCCGGCAGTCGGGCGAATACTCGCCGATTGCGGGAGTCGCCGCGCTCCAGTTCCTCAAGGGCATCTACGACAAGCTGTAGGATTCCACCATGCCGACTGTCGGAACCACATACACCAGCTACAGAACCCGCGAGTCGGTCACGACGGGGGAGCTCGGCACTCCCAACACGATCACGTGGGAGATCACGATCCGAAAGAACGACGATACGCCCATCGACCATGAGGTGGAGTACCTCGCGCTTCAGGTCGAGGGGCACATCCCGTACATCAACGATCCGCTGATCACGGGCACCGCGCCGACAGGCATGACTTGGCAGCAGTTCTGCCGGGCGCGTTCGATCAGCTTCGCCTCGGGTCCGCGCGGCGTGCTGGTCGCGACCGTCGAGTGGTCAACGCTCTACATGGTCGATCCCGTGCAGGAGTCGGTGGCGTACGTTTTGCCGTCGAGCGTGGACTTTGTGTCGCGCACCCGCTCGACCACCCTCTACCGCACGTCGTGGACCGTGCAGCCGCCGACCACCAGCGCGAACATCAGCGCAGACGTTGGCGGCAACGCCATCACGGGCGGGTTCGTCGGCAAGCCGGAACAGGTCAACCAAGTCGCGATCCGCGTGCGGATCATGTACGACGCCTCGGCGGTCGCGATCAGCACCATGTATGCGAACAAGTTCACCATCGTCGGCAAGCGCAACAGTGCGGCGCTCGGCGGGTTCCCCGCGTACTCGCTGGTGTGCGAGGGGCTGTCGATGAACAAGGTCGGCAACGGCTTCGAGTTCTACGAGGCGACGTTTGACCTGCTGTGGGACAACTGGAACCACTTCGAGCAAGTGCCCGTCTTGGCCGAGGGCGGCTTGCCCAAGCAGAATGCTTCATTCGGGCCTGAGGAAGTCTTTTGGCAGCGCATCGCGCTCTCAGCCACCGACTTCGCGCCCGTCATGTTCCCGAACGGATCGGGCGGCGTCGACACGAAGTTCCGCGACCGCACGCTCGGCGGGTGGTGGGTGCCATGAGCTGGGCGCGCGAAACCGCACGCACCAGCGTGGACCTGTCGCGCGTCCGGCAGCAGACGCCGAACTACCCGCGCATGGGGCAGGGCATGGCGCTGTTCAAGGTCATCAGCTCCGCGCTGATCGCCAGCAGCGACTACCGCTACCTGTACACGCTCAAGGAGGCCGTCGTTGGCGCTGGCCCTGGCTACGCGCCGACGCTGTCGGTCAACAACCCGACCTACTACGGCGTCAGCGTGTCGGAGCTGTCGAACCCGGGCCCGACCTACAGCTACGGCATACAGGCAGCGAACGTCCCCGCAGGATTCGTGCCCGTCGCCATCCCGAACAACTCGTACGTCGCCGGGTTCCTGCACTACCAGCAGAACGGCGACATCGTCGTGTGCATCGTGAACACGCAGGCCATCGACGGCGCTTGCACTTGAGGTAACCATGGCGCAAGACTCGACCAACCCGCAGCGCGACTTCATCATCCAGCGTGGCGCAAACCTTGTGTTCACGCAGCATGTCGCCGCGAACCTGACCGGGCACTCGTTCACGCTGGTCGGCAAGCAGTCGCACGGCGCGACCACCGCCGATGTGTTCAGCCTCTCGTCGCTCGGCGGCGAGATCACGACGTCGGTGCAAGGCGGTCACACGGACATCATCTGCACGTTTGATGACTCGCTCACGCTCGGGTTCAGCGCCCCGGCATACGGTGTGTACGCCCTTCAGGGCACCTCGGCCAGCGTCACGACGCGCTACGCCGAGGGAACGTTCTACGTCGTTCCCTGAGGTGATGACATGGCTTTCAAGATTTGCCGCCCCACTCTCGGCACCAGCCCTGCTTTCGTCCAGCTTGACCCATTGCAGGGACAGGCCAACTGCCAGTTCGTGAACGCCATGGGGCAGGTAGTTCGCTTCGTCGGACCGGCCAACAACCTGGCCGAGGCGCAGGCGCTTGCGGCGAACAATGTTTTCTTCGAGATTCCGAGCAATGCCAGCATCGTGTACTCGATGAATCTCGACCCGTCCAAGACTTGGTTCGCATGCGTCGCTGGCGGCGGCAACCTCTTCGTTCAAATGAGCTGGTGAACCCATGGAGTTCCCCGACATCGCCGCCGCCGTCACCATCGTGGCGACCGTGATCGGTTCCACGGTCCGCGTCATGCTCAAGCTCAACCAAATCGACCGCGAGCTCTTCGAGCTGCGGCGCGATTTCCTCGACATCAAGACGAGGCTCAACCGCCTTGAGGAGCGATCCCAGTGAAGAACAGCAAGACGACGCTCGCCGGAATCGGCGCGATCCTGACCGCCGCTGGCGCAGCCGTCGCGGCGTGGCCCGATGTCGATTGGGCATCGACGGTGGCGGCGGTGCTGGCCGGGCTCGGCCTGATCTTCGCCAAGGACGCGGAGAAGAATGATTGAGCGGATCCTCACTGAGCTTGCCATCGGCATCCTGTCGCACTACGCGAAGCGCCCGAGGCTGCGTGACGCCGACAGCGATCCTCGGCGTGAGCGCGCTGCTGCTGTCGTGCGCGAGTGGCTGCGGCGAAACGGTGCTGGTCAGGAACGGGACGCCAGTTAGGATCGCCGAGCCCGTGCATGTCTACACGCTCGAGCGCGGCGAGTGGGTCAAGAGCGCCGGGCGCGTGGACCTGCGCGGCTGGTACGCCGTCAGCCCCGAGGAGGTCGAGTGAACCTTCACATGCTCTGCTGCTGCGGCGAGAACGCGAACCCGTGCGCCCCGGCGTGCGATTGCGCGTCGAGCTACATCATCAGCGGCCTCGGAGGCGTGTTCAACTACGACGCCTCGCGCACGGGACCGACGCCGTGCACGACGCTGTGCGATGACTACGACACAGGCAATCTCCGCAGCAGCGTGCAGCTGGCAATCCAGTTCACGCAGGGGCAGACGGGCGCGCTTTCCAAGGTCGCTGGGACATGCTGCTACAAGGCGTTCGGCGAACTAACAGCCACCTACCAGTACGGACTAACACAGCAGTGGTTTTGCTGCGGTCAGAACCCGTCGCCTGTCTGCGTGCACACCGAGAACAAGACGGGTACGGTCACGCTGGACTTCTGCTACACGGTGGTCTGTCTGCCCAACATCTATCGCAACGGCCCCGGGTGGCTGCACAGCCTGACGATCTGCGGATTCTGCATCGACAACATCCAAGTCGTTACGCAACCGCCGACCATCCAAGAATGCATCGACGGGCTGTCGTGCGACGAGCTGCCCCTCGCGCGCTACGGGCTGTGCGTGGGCGGCGGCGGCTACCGCTGGGCGACGGCGCTGAAGTGCCTCGACACGATCCAGCGCCCGGGCGATGTCGAGTACATCGACTTCTGCGGCCCCTATTTCGACTGCAACACCTCGGGCGGGGGAACGCCCTGCTTCGAGCCGTACCTCATCCAGCAGCGCCTCATGGGGCCGTTCTCGCCGTACCTCGTCGCCGAGTTCACGGCTGGCAACCCCGAGCCCGAGCCTTGCGGCAACACGGGCATTGGAGACGGCCCCATGGGCACCGTGCTGACGAACTGCACGACCCACAAGGGCATCTGCACTGGCGGCTACGATTATGAGGATGACTGCTGCCGAGCCGAGCTGACCTATGGATTCAGTCTCCCCTACTTCCTGTGAGTACATGCGGGATGGCGAGTGCCGAAATCGGCTCGCGCTGCCCCTGTACGGCCCTCGCCCGTCCAAGGGCGTCTGCGGCCAGTGCCAGTACAGGAACGGCCTACGGGGGCTGGGCGACGCCCTAGCGTGGATCCTGTCGTGGACGCCAGCGCGGAAGCTCCAGCGGCGGCAGTGCGGTGGCTGCAAGGCGCGGCAACAGGCGATGAACGAGGCCGTGCCCTTTCGCCAGCCGCAGCCGTGCGGGAAATGCCAAAAACCGAAGGCCGAGGCTCAAGCCCCTTGACGGTGCTGGCCGATGTTCTTAGCGTTGCTAAGAATGGACAAGCGATACGCAATCGCCGTTTCTCAGGAGGATCACGCGCTCGTCACCGAGCTCGCGCAGAAGCTTGGGCGTTCCCGAGCTGACATCGTGCGCGAGGCGCTGGCGGGATTCGTGCTCATTCGCGACCTCAATGAGCAAATCGCTCGGAAGGAAGTCAGACCATGGCAGAATGGATCGGAATCGCCCTCGCGGCGGCAGCAATCACGTTTGTCGGCCTCTGCGTTGTGTGGCCGCTCTTCGATGACCGGGAGGTCCGATGAGCAGTGAACTGGCGAAACTCCCCGCCCAGCCCGTCGCGGCGCTTGAGCCCCTTCGGGAGCAGGTCCGCATTGTCCAGGCACTCAGCAAGCCCGTCACCGAGCGATACTGCATCAGCCTTCAGGGCAAGCAGTACGTTCAGGTGGCCGGCGCGACTCTGATCGCCAACGCCATGGGCTACGCCGTGCGCGAGGTCGAGGTCAAGAGGGTCGATTTCGGCGGCGGGATCAGCGGTTGGGAGGCTACCGCCGAGATCCTCGACATCGAAACCGGCACGATCATCGGGCGCGGCTCGGGTATCGTGACGGACGATGAGAAGCCATGGGGTTCGCGCCCCCAGTTCGCCCGGCGCGCCATGGCCTCGACGCGTGCCGCTGGGCGCGCGCTGCGCCTGTCGCTGGGGCACCTCTTCTGCTACCTCGGCGATCGCGTTGCGTCGGTGACTGCGGAAGAGATGCCCGAAGACACCAAGTGAGGCTCCTCCATGCCCCGGGCGGGGGTTCGCACCCCACCCTCGCCCGGGGTTTCACCACAACTAGAAAGAGAGAATGGACATGAAGCAACCATCGATCGACATCGAGATGTTGCAGCTTGACATTGGTTTCGACGGCACTTGGGAATTGCTGAAGTTCCTTAGGAAGCAAAAAGAGCTGAGCGGCGCAACGCCGGGCATGCGGTTGGTCGCAAACCTGACACGCAACAACGAAGATGAGGAGACGGACGGCCCTGAAGTCACGTTTTTCCTGTACTGGACTGGTGAGGACGGACAGCAAGAACACTGCGTCGGAGTAGATCGCTTGCTCCTCAGCGACTTCAAGGCATTCGCAAAAGCAGTGCTGGCGTACAAATCGTGAAATCCCCCTCTTCCCCCCCTGCACCCCCCCTTGCACCCCCTTGACAGTGCGGTTAAGCTGTGCAGCAGCTAAGCGCTCAGCGCGCAGTCTGTCTGTCCAGCTTAAACCCGCCCTGTCCAAGGGGTGTGCGCGAGGGACAAGACCATGGACCAGACACAAATGAGAGAATGGCACACCACGCGCGAGGGGCTGTTTCCCACGAAACTGCCCTACACCGCCGTTACTGCGATCAACTCGCAGCTTCCCCAGCTCGACTTCCAACGCGCCATGAAGGCCCTAACCCTGTACTCGCAGCAGAAGCCCTACAAGGGGTTCTACATGCTCAAGTACATGGTTTGGTACGAACGCGCTGGGCAGGACGAACGCCCGCTCGGCACGCCGGGTAACTCGCCTAAGGGCTCGCCCCCGGCTGACGAAACGGATTGGGAGGATTCACAGACGGCTGAACGCCGAGAGCGCGAGGCATACGAGGCGCTGCCCAACGACTACCGAGAGGCGTGCAAGGCGCGCTTCGCCGATTGGGGATGGCCCGTCGGATCCCGCGCGTGGCGGCTGATCTGCCTTGACGCCTACGTCGGGCGCGACGTCGAGAAGTACCGCATCGGCACGAACATCTTTACCGAGGATCAGGACAAGGCGCGCGAGTACCGTGAGCGCGCCGAGTTCATGCAGCGGCGCGGGTACATCGAGCTGTGTCAGGCGCTGCGCGTCGAGATCCGTCGCCTTGGAGGTACCGTCGATGTCATCGCCTGACAAGACACTGATCGAGTTCGCGCAGACGCGCGCAGAAGCAGACGAGCGCTTGCGAGAGCCCATGTGGTCCGAGCGGCAAGCCGCAATCCTCGAGGATGACCAACCGGACAGGCGCGAGTGGGGCGGCGATGCTGGGCGGCTTATGCATGAGCTCGCCAACGCCAACATCACGATCAACGTGCTGCGGAGCGACGTTGCAGACTGGGCTAGGCTGTTTCTCGCCGTCACGGCCAACGACGGGCTAGGCGGTTGCCCGGTGCCGCACAGCGTGTATACGCGCTGCTGGCGCTGCTCGGCGCGCGCGCAAGCCGCGCAGATACTGGAGGTGCATCGTGGAAGATGACATGGTTGACATCGTGACGCGGCTGCGATTGATGGGCGAGTTTCCTGTTTTGCGGAACGCGTCATCCGCACCCTGTTACGTTCGGGCGGCAGCTGACGAGATCGAACGGCTGCGCCACGAACTGAACAAGACGCACGCCCATTACGCGCATCTGTTGATGCAGTTCGTGTCAGAGGCCAACGCTGCGCGTCGCAGCACCGCGCCGACCCCCGCAAACACCGGGGGCGGCGCGGATCACCAAATCCCCGAGGCGCTGTGATGCACACCGAGCACCATGAACTGATCGCGGCCCTGCGCGCCGAGAACGACAGGCTGACGCGCGAGAACGCCGAACTAGGCGCGCTGCGCGCCATCATCGACGCCCAGGACAAGCTGCTACAGGTCGCGAACATCGAACTAGAGAAGCAAGCCCAGTTCATGCGCGACATGCAGCAGAAGCTTGAGGAGCTCAACACGCCATGAACAGCCGCGCCAAGGGAAAGCGAGGAGAGCTCGAAGTAGCCGAGCTCTTGCGCGAGATGGGATTCGAGGCGCGGCGCAGCCAGCAGTACAACGGCGCTGCCGGGGGTGCCGACGTAGAGCACAACATCGGCGGCGTCCATGTCGAGGTGAAGCTCACCGAGCGCCTGAGGCCCCATGCGTTCATGGAGCAAGCCGTGCGCGACTGCAAGGGGAAGAGAATCCCGACAGTGTGGATGCGCTCGAACTGCGAGGATTGGCTAGTGTGTGTGCGCGCGAGCGACCTGTTCGCGCTGGTGGACAGACTCAATGCCGCGCGCCTTCAGACACGACCCACAGTTCAGCCGCCAGCTCCACAAGCCCAATAGGCTCAAGGGACAGGCTTGGACCAATCTCCGACGACTGCACCTCATGCACAACCCCATGTGCGCGAGGTGCGGTTCATTTGGCGAGGAGGTGCATCATGTGGTGCCGCGCTGCATGGCCCCACACCGGACGCTCGACGCCACGAACCTGATGACGCTGTGCCGGGAATGCCACCGCAAGGTGCATGACGGCGCGCCACGTTCGATTTCGGGCTGATTTCTAAAAACCGCATTATTGGCTCAAAAACGAGGGTGCCCCGGGGGGCCTAAAAACCGCGTTTTTGAAGCGCTATGGTGCCCCGTCGCAATCGCCAATTTTCAAAGCGCCCCGAAACGGCTCTAAACCTCTAGGATTCCCCCGTGGATTGGTCCGAACTGCGTGAAACGGTGAATGAGTACGTCGCAGCCGTCGAGGATGGACGGGTGGTGGCCGGGCGATGGATCTACGCCGCGTGCCGCCGCTGGCGAACCGACATGCAGCGCACGGACCTCTACATGGATTGGGACGAGGTCGGGCGCATCCAGCGCCACTTCGCCAGCCTGACGCTGTTGCAGGAGGACTCGGGCAACCGATTCGAGCTGCGCCCGTGGCAGCTGTGGGTTGCGGCGAACCTGTGGGGCTGGAAATGGCGCGACACTGGACGGCGGCGCACCTCGCTGGCGATCCTGCAAGTCGCCCGAGGCAACGGCAAGACCACGTTCGCTGCCGGGCTGGCGCTGTATGACCTGCTGCACGGCAGCGGCAAGCAAGTGCATGTCATCGCCAACCGGGTTGATCAGGCCATGATTTGCGTGGGGTTCGCGCAGACGATGGTGCGGAGGCTCGAGCGCTCCGATGTCTCGGTGGTCGCCGACAAGATCAGGCGCGCCGACTGCGAGATGTCGCCGCTGCCAGCGCGCCCCAGCAGCCTGGACGGCTTGAACCCGAGCATGTGGATTGCGGACGAGGCCGCGGAGTACAAGGACAGGGCGCTGTCCAAGCTGACCACTACCGCTGGCAAGCGGCGCGAGACGCTCGGGCTGATCATCAGCACGCCCGGCACGCACATGGACGGCATCTACGGCGAACTTGTCAGCAGCGCCGAAAGCGTGCTGCGCGGCGATGTCGTGGACGATGCGATGTTCGCGGCGCTGTACGGCATCGACCCGGTCGATACGCCCGACGACGAGGCGTGCTGGGAGAAGGCGAACCCGGGGATGCCGTTCGGCCAGCCGGACCGCGAGTCCATTCGCCGCAGCTGGAACACCATGAAGCGCAGCCCCATGGGGCGCGCCGAGTTCACGCGGTACCATTGTTCGCGCCTGACCGAGGACACGGGCGGCTGGCTGGATATGCAGCTGTGGCCGAGCGAGGTGACGCCCGACATGGCCGCGCTCCGAGGGCGACCCGCGTGGGCGGGGCTCGACCTATCGAAGAGCCTCGACATGACGGCGCTGGTGCTGGCGATCCCCCTGGACGATGGCAAAGTAGCCATCCGGGGGCACTACTGGTGGCCGAAGGAGGGCGTGGCGCAACGGGAGATTGACTACCGAATGCCCGTTCGGACATGGGCTGCGGAGCGCCGCATCACCCTGACGCCGGGCCGGGAGATCGACTACGAGTCGGTGCGCGCCAAGCTCAACGAGCTGAAGGCCGAATTCGACCTGCGCGCGTGCGCCTATGACAGCTGGGGTTCTAAGTACTTAGTCGAGGTGTGCGAGGGCGACGGGATCCCCATGATGGCCTACTCGCAGGGCATCAGCACGGTCGCGCCCGGCTCCCAGCTGTGGCAAAACATGTGGGCTGGCGGTCGGCTGGTCATCGGAGATGACCCGATCATGCGCCGGGCGTGCGCCGACGCGGTGGCCTCGCGCGACCGCAACGGCAATATCCGACCCGTGAAATCTCGCGAATCCTGCATCATCGACCCGCTGATGGCGGGGATCATGGCCGTTCACTGCTGGGGTGGGAAGCGCGCCAGCTGTTACGAAGCCGAGTAAATGCTGGAAACTTAGGTTTAGGAACGGACGGTTAGGTTTAGTGCCGCCAAACTAATGGCGTGCTGCGGAACCTGCTACAGCGCCTGTTCGTCGGCCCTTACTCGGCCACCCTGCTGCCCGACTCGAACGGGCCGCTGCCGTTCATCGCGCCCAGCAACGCGATGCGCTACACGCCCGTGTACCGCGCCGTCTCGCTGATCTCGAACGACATCGCGCGCGTGGACATGGAGATCAGCGCCAGCGGCGCGGACTCGCTGATGCGAAGCCCGTCGCGCTACGTGTCGGCGTTCGAGTTCCGCAGGGCGATGACGTTCCAAGTGCTCTTGTGGGGCAACGCCTTCGCCGCCATCAACCGCACGCGCGGCGGCGAACTGGTGGAACTGATCCTGCTGGAAACCGACAGCGTGTCGCTGGATGTGACCAGCGGCCAGCTGGTCTACAAAACTCGCGCGTACGGCGACCTGACGCCCGATCAGGTCTTCCATCTGCGCGCCCCGAGCCCGCACGGCCTGTGGGGCGAGTCGCCCATCAACCTGTGCAAGACCAGCATCCAGCTGCTGGCCGCGCAAGAGGACATGGCGCTCAAGGCGTACAGCAACGCTGGCAACCCGAAGATCGCGCTTGTCCACCCTGGACCGCTTTCGCTTGAGGCGCGGCAGCGCATCATGCAGGACTACGAGTCCAAGCACGCTGGCACCGCCAACACTGGCAAGCCGCTGGTGCTGGCCGAGGGCATGCGCATCGAGCGCATCAGCTCGACGCTGGACGATGCCGGGCTACAGGCCGCGCGCCAGTACAGCGTCGGCGATGTCTCGCGCATCTACGGCGTGCCGTCGAGCTACCTCGCTGAGAACGTCGGCCCGTCCTACAGCTCCCTTGAGTGGCTGTCGCGCATGTACGTCGATGGCTGCCTCAGCGCGTGGCTGTCGGTGTGGCGCTCCGAGATCCTGACGAAGTTGGCCAGCCCGTTCGACACGGTGGTGTTCGACACGGACGCGCTGATCCGTCCGGGCATGGCCGAGACGATGGCCGCGCTCCGGACAGCCGTCGAGGCCGGCTACATGACGCGCAACGAAGCGCGCGAGCGCCTCGACATGGGACCGCTCGACGGTTTGGACGATCCGATCATCGCGCTCAACATGGGCACGGGCGGCGGTCAGTCGAACCTCGGCGAAGACACATCCGAGCAGGAGGGCACGCCCAATGATTTCTAGGCGCACGCTTGAGGCGACCGAGCAGAAGATCGACGGACGCACCCTCGCCGGGTACGCAGCCGTGTACGGTCAGGACTCGCGCGAGATCGTGGAGCAGGGCCGCAGGTTCACCGAGCGGATTGCGCCGGGCGCGTTCAACGAGACGCTTTCGAGCGGCGGCGACGTGAAGCTGTTCATCAACCACCGCACCGACGAGATCCCGCTTGCGCGCACGCGCTCGGGCACGCTGAAGCTTCGCAGCGACCGGAACGGCCTCGCGTTCGAGGCCCAGCTACCCGAGACGGCGCGCGCCGAGGAACTTCGCGCGGCGCTCGAGCGCGGCGACATGTCCGGCGAGATGTCGTTCGGATTCTTCGTGGTCGAGGACAGCTGGAACAAGGACCGCTCCCAGCGCCTCGTCAAGCGCGCGCAGCTGGTCGAGATCAGCGCGGTGACCGACGCCGCGTACCCACAGACAACGTCGAGCCTGCGGAGCGTCTCCGCGGCCTATCGAAACGCCGCGTATCTGCGGCTCGCACTCCATTTCCGAAGGATGGCAGACAATGCAGGATGACATGACTGAGCTCCAGTCGATCACGCACGAATACCGCAAGTCGCTTGCGGCCTACGAGGCGCGCACCGGACGCGCGACCCACACCGTCGATTCGCAGGGCAGCGGCGAGGAGCGTCAGAAGTTCGCGCGCATGGACGCCGACCTGTCGGCGGTCGAGGCGACCGCGCAGGTTCGCGCCCTCGAAGCGCGCCTTGCGAAGCTTGAGTCGCAGCCGATGCTTGAGTCGCGCCTGACCGCGCGCCCGACCGCGCTCGGCAACGCCGATGACCCGAACAGCCCGGCCTACTCGGCGCGCTGGCTCAAGGCGATGGTGAACAACGATCACGCCGAGATGCGCGCGCTGTCGCTTGCAAGCACCAACGCTGGCATTCCGACGGACATGGAGCGCCGCATCGTCGAGCGCCTTCGCGAAGCGAACATCATGCGTGCCATCGCGGTGGTCACGCAGATCGACTCGAAGCGCACCATCACCGTCGAAAACGCGCTTCCGGCCACCAACCTGATCACCGAAGCCAGCAGCATCACGGCGTCTGATCCGTCGTTCTCGACGGCCATCAGCGTCGTGCCCTACAAGTACGCCACGCGCGTCGTGATCTCTCAGGAATTCATCGAGGACGCCATCGGGCAGAACGGCATCGGCTCGGCGCTCGACTACGTCGCGCAGCGCGCTGCGCTGTCCATCGCGCTCAAGCAGGAAGAGGCGTACACCATCGGCACGGGCAGCAGCCAGCCGCAGGGCATCACGGCCTCGGGCGGCATCGCGCAGGGCGTGGACCTCGGCGCTGCCGTCGCGCTGACCACCACCACCGCCGACAACCTTGTCGATGCGATGTTCGCGGTGAAGCCCGCGTACCGCAACAGCCCGCGCTTCCGCTGGCTGATCTCGGACGAGTTCCTCAAGCACGTCCGTAAGCTCAAGAACACCGTGACCACCAGCGGCCAGCTTGAGTACATCTGGACGCCCGGCACGGCGACCGTCAACCAGCTCGTCGGCGGCCTTCCCGCGACGATCCTCGGCGTGCCGTACTCGGTCGGCCAGTACATGCCGACCACCACCGCCAGCGATGCGATCTACGCGGTGATCGGCGATTTCAACTACTTCGAGATTTTCGACCGGACGGGCATCACGTCGATGGTCGATCCGTACTCCAGCTCGGCCACGCATCAGACCAACCTCATCCTGTACTCGCGCACGGACAGCAAGATCATGCTGCCCGAGGCTTTCGCGTACATCCGCGGCTGATCCATTCTCCCCATGGGGTTGCGCGGGGAAACCCGCGCGACCCTTTTCCATGTCGGTACCGCTCTCAACCATCAAGACGGCGCTGAAGATCGACTACAGCGACGATGACACGGAGCTGACGAGGCTCCGCGAGGTCGCGTCGATGGTGGTCGAGCGCCGCACGCAGCTGAAGCTCCAGCCGGGCACGGAGGCGCTGTACCTCGCCGACTGGACGGACACGATGATCCCCGTCGTGCCGTTCACCTCGATCACGCATGTGCGCTACTACAACACGGCGAACGTGCTCACGACGATGACGGCCACCGACTACTGGCTGGACCAGTCGGACGGCCCGTCGCCCGTGATCAGGTTCAAGGCGTACCCGTCGATCTACGAGGGCACGACCATCATCGTCACCTACACAGCGGGATACAGCAGCATCCCCGATCCGCTGGTGCACTGCATCATCGCGCTCGTCGGTGCCTACTACAACAATCCCGAGGCCGTTCAGGCTGTCGGCCTCAGCACCGTGCCGCTGTCCGTCGAGTTCATCCTCGACCACTGGTCCACCAATTCGAGGATCCGATGATCTCGGGTGGCCGTCTCAAGCGCCTCGCGACGCGCATGGAACCGAGCGGGACCATCGATTCCCTCGGCATGCGCGGCGCTACGTTCACGGCGGCTGGGACATTTTGGTGCGACCTGCGCGAGGACAGCGCAGCAGAGCAGCAGTACGCGGACGGCATCGCCGTCGTGCGTTCGGTCGAGATCCGCGCGCGCTGGCAGTCCATCGTCAACGTCGGGCTGACCGAGGTTGACCGCATCGACGTGCGTGGCCGCACGCTCCGCATCAACGCCATCCGCAACCTTGACGAGGCCGACCGGGTCGCCGTCATCGACTGCACGGAGGTGGATTGATGCCGTCGATTGAAACGTGCGTCCGAGCGATGATCACTGCTGGAACCTCGCTGTCTACGGCGGGAATCCCCGACGCACGCGTCATGCACGGGTTCCGCTTGCAGGACACGATTCTCCCGGCGGTGACGTTCGAGGTCGCCCAGGATGAATACATGGCCATCGGCAGCGCGCCGCTGAAGATGGCATCGGTCGAGCTGCGCGTCATCGCATCGACCACCACAGCCGCGCTAGCGTTCGAATCGACCATCAGGAACCTCATCACGACAGGCACTTTCGACACCATCGTCGTGTCGGCGGTCGATTTCGTCGGGCGCTACGTCGAGCCCCCGGTGGTCGCGGACGGCGACGAGACTGAACCAGCGCAGCTGGTGTGCAACTTCACCGTGTACTACAAGGACTGATCATGGCACTCAACTCCGCGCTTTCATCGTTCTCATTCGGCGGCACGGTCGTTGCCGAGGTCGGTACGGCTTCGGTCGCACTGAACAGGCCGGCGTTGGAATCGACCGCCATCGGCGCAAAGACGCAGTCGTTCGTCGTAGGCGTCGGCGGCGCGACCGCAAATCTCGAGATCTTCTACGATCAGTCGAGCGCGGCGCACACGACGCTTGAGAACAACATCAACACTGGAGCTGCCGCTGCGGTCGCATGCATTCTCACCCTCGCGAGCGGACAGACGTACACGGGCGATGCCTATGTCACCTCTTTTGAGGTGACCGCTCAGGCCGGAAGCCTCGTGCGCGCCAACGTCGGTCTTCAGTTCACCAACATCGCGTCGGCGTCCATCATCGTCACGATCGCCTAATGGCACAGAACGCATCCATTGCCTTTGTGCAGGTCGCCGCCGGCGCAACGTGGAACACGGTCGCCGAGGTCGGCAGCGCCACGCTGACGCTCGAGGGTTCGCCCGTCGATGTGACCGAGTGGAACGACATGGATGCGAACGTGTTGCCCGGCGTGCGCCGGGGGCGCATCGACTTGGATCTCTATTTCGACATCGCCAGCGGCCAGCACACGACCCTTGAGAACTACGCCGCGACGGCGGCAACCGAGGACTATCGCTTTGGCCTGACGTTCCCGCCGACGCCTACGACGCGCATCTACGAGGCGCTCGGAGTCATCACGGCGTTCAGCATCGTGGCGCAGGCCGGGCAGATCATCCGCGCGCGTGTCACGATCCAGTTCGCTGGCACCATCACAATCACATGAGCAACATCCGAGACATACTCACGCTTCGCATCCACCGCACGACGGTGGACGGCGTCCCGTTCGGGCTGCGGCGTCCGAGCGCGCTCGACCTGATCGAGGCGCTTCAGGTCAGCAAGGACAAGCCCGAGCACTTGCACGCGTGGCTGGTGATGCGGCACGCGCTCGACACCGATGACAAGCCGTTGTTCGGCAGCATCGCCGATGTGCTGGACGCGGACGCGCTGACGGTGCAGAAGATCGGACGCATGGCGGAGGAGCTGTACAGCGAAGGCCGGGACTGAGCGAGGCGCAGCGGACCGTGCTGCGATGCGCCTTGAAGTACCACAGCGCGGGACTAGACACTCTGAGCGTGGCGATCATCAATGCCGACCTTGAGATTCCCGACTGGAACGCGATCAGGCGTCAACTCGACGCCCGGTCGCAGCACAGGCAGGGGCAGCGGCTACATGACCGCCCAGGTGGACAAGGCGTCCATGCAGAAGCTCGCCCGGCAGCTCGAATCGGTCGAGCCCAAGCTCCGCGTTGAGATCGCCAAGAAGGCGCTGCGCGAGTGGGGAAAGGCGGTCCGCAAGGCCGCGCGCGCCAATGCGTGGAAGAACGCCGAGCGCACCCGGCAGCAGATGACCTACAAGGTCAAGCGCTACAAGCGCGCCGTGTGGGCTGGCGTCGGCGTCAAGACGGACAAAATCGACCGCAAGAAGAAGACCACCAGCGCGGGACGAAAGTCGCCCTACGTCGGCTGGAAGGCGCACTTCATGGAGGTCGGCTGGCACGCTTGGCCGAAGGGCGTTCGCGGCAACGTCGAGCGCGGCGTCGAGATGCTGCGGAACCGCCGAATCGCCGCTGGCGAGGGTGCGACTCGGCAAATCACCGTCTACCGCAAGGGCAAGCCGCATGTCCGCACGATCACCGAGCGCGCGCGCACCCTGTCGCGCGACGGCACGGGCCCGGGCGGCGGTCGCGGCTGGCGCAAGGGCGTGCGCGGGCGGCTGGGACGGTTCCTGACCAAGTACGCCCGGCACTACATGTGGCGCGCCGCGCAGGTCGGTCGCCAACTCGCCACGAACAAGGTCGTACCCAGCATCAACGACGCACTTAGGTCGGCTGCGAGGCAAGCATGACGGCAATCACACCGCTCAAGATCCCCATCACCGTCAATACGTCGCAGGTCGCCCCCGCGATGAAGTCGGTTGAGAAGACCGTCGCCGACAGCGCGCAGCGCATCAGCAAGATCCGTGGCGCAATCACCCCCGCGCTCGGCGCGCTCGGCATGGGGCAGGGCGCGAGCGTGCTCGGAGGGCTCACCCAGTTCGGCGGCGTCGGCGGCGCTGCGGCGGCTGGCGCTGGCGCGCTGATCGGTGGCGCGATGCTGCCGAACAAGTTGGCCGACATGTACCTCAACCGCATGGCGACGGCCGCGGCTGGCGCTGGCGAGGCTCTCAAGCAGTTCAACGACAGCGGGCGTCAGACGTTCGCGGCGAACAGCGTGCTGTTGCGCGAGTACGCCGCGATGGAAGAGCGCGCCCGGGCGATGAACGCCGACAAGACCAGTTTCACGGGAAACATCATGGTTGGCGCAACGCGCGGCGGCGCGACTTCGGCGCTTGAGCGCGAGATGATGGTCATCCAAGAGGGCTGGAAGGGCATCGGCGCGTTCATCGGTGCCATCGCTGGCGGCGGCAGCGTGCGCGAGGCCATGCTTGCCGAGCAGCTGACGGGCACGACTTCTGAGGCCGAGGCCCAGCGCATCAGGACCGAACAGGCGAAGGCCCGGCAGTCGGGCGAGTATTCGCCGCTCATGGGCGTGGCCGCCATTCAGTTCCTCAAGGGCATCTACGACAAGCTGTAGGATTCCACCATGCCGACTGTCGGAGCCACATACACCAGCTACAGAACCCGCGAGTCGGTCACGACGGGCGAGCTCGGCACTCCCAACACGATCACTTGGGAGATCACGATCCGCAAGAACGACGATACGCCCATCGACCATGAGGTGGAGTACCTCGCGCTTCAGGTCGAGGGGCATATCCCGTACATCAACGATCCGCTGATCACGGGCACCGCGCCGACAGGCATGACTTGGCAGCAGTTCTGCCGGGCGCGTTCGATTAGCTTCGCTTCGGGCCCGCGCGGCGTGCTGGTCGCGACCGTCGAGTGGTCCACGTTCTACATGGTCGATCCG